AACAGCAGGTCAAGGTAGTGCTGGTGGTATTGGTTATTGGTCTGGAACAAACGGCGCATCTGGCGGCGGAGGCGGAGCGGGTGCTGTTGGTGTTGGAACAACAAGTACAACTGGTGGAGCAGGAGGAGCAGGACTTGCTTCAAGTATAACGGGGTCATCTGTCACTCGCGCTGGCGGTGGTGGAGGAGGTTCAGTCAGTGTGGCGGCAGGTGCTGGTGGTGCTGGCGGCGGTGGTGCTGGAAATAAAAATCGTCTTAATGCAACAGCAGGAACTGTGAACACTGGCTCTGGTGGTGGTGGAGTTGGCGGAACGAATGGTGCGGGAGCGGCTACAGGTGGAAGTGGCGGATCAGGCTTAGTCGTTGCGCGGTATATGCCAACACTAGCGGCGGCTACAGGCGGAAATACAATCGCCACAACGGGAAATTACACAGTACATACATTCACGGCATCTGGAACCTTCACAGTCCCAGCAAACAGTAGAGTTCCAGTTCAATACCTTGTCATTGCTGGCGGTGGTGCTGGTGGGGCGATGGTTGCCTCAGGTGGTGGTGGAGCAGGTGGATATAGAAATAGTACAATAGGCGAACTAACAGGTGGCGGTGGGGCCGCCGAAGCAACTTTATCTTGTGCCGCCGCAAGTTACACTGTGACAGTTGGAGCAGGAGGTGCTGGAGCACCTTATTATAGTACTGGCGCGGCGGGAGCAGATTCAGTCTTCGGTTCTATTACATCCCTTGGCGGTGGACTTGGTGGGCTTAATCCCACTGTTGGTGGTGCTGGTGGATCAGGTGGTGGCGGTTCAAATAATGGTCCAGCTAATGCTGGTGGAGCCGCTTCATCTCCGACACAAGGCTATGCTGGTGGTACAGGAACCACCTCCCAATATGCTGGTGGAGGCGGTGGCGGCGCAGGAGCCGCTGGTGGTGCTTCCTATGCACCCCCCTATAGATCTGGTGGTGCAGGTGGTGCTGGCCTAAGTTCAAGCATAAATTTTTCAGCTACCACTCGTGGAGGAGGAGGCGGCGGCAGTAGTAATGGTGTTGGAGCCATTGGTGGTGATGGTGGAGCAGGTGGTGGTGGTAAAGGCGGTAACTACACAACCCCATTAGCCGTTGGAGGAACAGCAAATACTGGCGGCGGCGGCGGTGCCGCTACTTATCTTACAACTGCTCCTAACGGTGGCTCTGGCCTCGTAATCCTCAAGTATCGTTCTTCAAATGCATTTACAGAAGCCACAGGTGGCACGGTCACTTACGATGGCGATTACCAAATACATACTTTTTTGAGTTCTGGCACACTGACAGTTGTTAATGCTGGAACAGGTGATTCCCCATTACTAGACTACCTTGTCATTGCTGGAGGCGGCGGTGGGGGTGGCACAACTTCATCCGTAGCTGGTGGTGCAGGTGCTGGTGGTTATCGTAATTCTTACGGTGGAGAAGCCTCTGGTGGCGGCGGCTCTGCCGAAACTGCCCTAACAATGGGGGCTGGAAGTTACACAGTCACAGTTGGTGCTGGTGGGTCGGCGGCAGGAGCAGGTGCTGATTCAGTATTTAGTTCAATTACATCTGTTGGCGGTGGAAAGGGTGGAAACAATGCTGGTGATGGTGGTAATGGTGGTAGTGGTGGCGGCACTGGTTTCAATACTAATAGTGGAGGTTCAATAGGAACTGGTACATCTAACCAAGGGTATAACGGTGGTTTAGGAGGTGCTTTAACAGGTTACGCTCTTTCTGGCGGTGGAGGCGGCGGTGCAGGAGCAGTTGGAGCCGCAGGAGGAACCACTACTGCAACTGATGGTGTTGGTGGTGTTGGAGTTGCCTCAACAATAACTGGAGCATCGGTGATACGAGGTGGAGGCGGCGGCGCAGGAGTAAATATTGGAGGAGGAGGTTACCCCGCAGTTGCTAGAGCAGGTGGAGCAGGAGGAGGAGGTGCTGGTGGCCCTTACACAGGTGGTGGAGTAGCAGGAACAGCAAATACTGGAGGAGGAGGCGGCGGTGAAAGTTCTGCAGGTGGTAATGCTGGTGGTGCTGGTGGTTCAGGCATCGTAATTGTTCGATACAAATATAAATAGATGAAAGAAGAAATTACTTGGTGGCGTTTTGATAACGCAGTGGATTCTAAAACGTGCAATAAAATAATAAAACTTGCAGATAAAAAATGGGAAACGGCAACGACTAAAAGAAAAGAAGGGCAAAAAAAGCGAAAGACAAATATTTCTTGGACAACTGAACAATGGCTTTACGATTTGGTATTTGAATACATGATCTCTGCAAATCAACAATCTGGCTGGAACTTTGAAGTAGATGCCGCAGAAGAAATGCAAATTGGTAAATATAGTAAAGGTTGTCACTACGATTACCACCAAGACGGAGACGGCGTAACAATTTATAACACGCCAGAAAATAATTGGCTAAACGGTAAAACAAGAAAGTTATCAATGTCGATATTACTCAACGAGGACTTTGAAGGTGGCGATTTTAAATTTTATGGTGATGAAGAAACTGCACTAAAGGGGAAAGCAAAAGGAAGCGTTCTTGTATTCCCATCGTACATGCAACACTGTGTGGAGAAGATAACAAAGGGAAATAGATATTCGTTAGTCGCTTGGTTTCTTGGGCCAAAATTTAAATAAATTAGGAATTGAAATGCAAAAAAGTTGTGGAAAATGTAGTCACTCAATGAAAGTTGAAACGGAAGGAGAAGTGCTATGCGTAGCAAATCCACCCGTACCCATTGTGACTATACAAGGTCAGATAATCAGTGTTTTCCCCTCCATGAAGGTGTGGGGGCAATGCAGTGCTTTTGTTAAAGGTAAGACCCAGAAGCAAAACCCCCAGCCTCCAGAGATTCTGGAGCCAGACTTAAAGGTGATAAAGTAATGGCACACTATGCACAAGTAGATTCAAGCGACGTTGTTGTTCAAGTCTTAGTGATGGACAATGATAAGGAAACCAATGAAGGAGAAGCGGCTTGCATCTCTTGGCTTCAAACCTATGTCCACGGGGATAAGTGGGTGAAGACTAGCTACAATAACAACATTCGAAAGCAGTACGCTGGAGCAGGGTATACCTACGACTCTACCAAAGACAAGTTTATTTCTCCACAGCCTTACGCTTCTTGGGCGTTGGACAGTGATGATGATTGGCAAGCACCAATAGCGATGCCCAGCGATGCCAGTGAAGATAAGCAGTATCGTTGGGACGAGGACGCATACCAAGCCGACAATTCTGCTGGCTGGGTTCGTGAACCCCTACTTGATGGAATGAATTAGAGTAATAGAGAAATGCTATGGTCGTTGCAGAAACCCTCGCAGGAATTGCCCTTGTTAATAGTGCAGTAAAAGGAATCAGGAGCGTAATCGGAACCGCAAAAGACGTTTCTGAGATAGCGGATCAGATAGACTCTGTTTTCCAAGGCCGTAAAGAAATTAAACAAACCTCCCATCCTATTGCCAGTAGATGGGATAGTTTATTAGGTAAGACTTTAGGGTCAACGGGGGATAAGTTTTCTTTAGGCGCGATAGCAAAAGATACCATTGAAGAGAAACTGGCTGAAGAGCAGATGCTCAAAGTTAAGCGGATGATCAATAAAAGATTTGGCCCAGATACGTGGAACAATATCTTGGAAGAACGTAAAATTAGAATTGAAAAGCACAAGAAACTAATGTTAAAGGAGAACCAGAAGAAAGAAGAAGCCAGCGAAAAATTATATAAGACACTGGAAACTGTTGCTGGATATATATTTTTAATAGCTGTTATAGGTGGGGTCGGTGCTTATATTTGGTGGGCTAGAAAGTAATGGAGTTAGGAGCTAGAGAAATCCTAACCTTTGCCACTGTTTTAGCAGGATTAGCTGGGACATGGGCCGTTATAAAAAGTACAGTAGCTCGTATCCAAGAGGATTTAAAGGTTGTGGTTCAAGAAATTGCTAGTTTAAATACAAGGTTAGATGCCACTGAATCAGGAGATGCTGTTATGAAGCATCAGGTTAATG